GCCCATGTTCAATTCCTTCGCAGCCGCGGCGAATGGCCGTGGTTGTAGCGGCGGTCGCACTCCCCTGCGCTGCAGGAATGCCCTGGCCGCTCTAATCTCAGCTGGCGTTGGCGCTCTTGCCGCCATCAGCCTTCTTCTTCGGTGGCGGCCTGTTGGTCTCGCGCTCCGCTTTCCGTGACCTGGTGGCCGGCGCCTTCACTAATGCTTTGCGTTTAGCCGCGGCAAGTTTCTGCTCGCGGACGATGTCGGCTTCGCTCTCGTCGTCTTTGCGTGCCTCCTCGGCTTCGAATGCTGCCTGCTTCTGGTCCATCTCCTGCGCGTGCTTCTCGGTAGCGGCGCGCTGCTTCTCCTGGTGCTCGGCCTTCATGCGCTCGAGCTTGCCGATGGTCTCGGCATCCTTGGCGTCCTCGATCGCCTTGACCTCGGCCTCTTCCGGTGAGAGCGGTGGGCCGCCCTCGGCCTCTTCCTTCTCCTGCTTCGCCTGGCGCTGCTTGGCAGCGATGGCCTGGCTGAGCATGGTCTCGATCTCGGGTGGCAAGTCCTCGGTCTCGGCCTCGTCGTACAGATCGAACGGCGGCAGTTCCATGCCCAGCATCTGCTCGACATCCTTGCGGTACTGGCTGACCAGGTGCTCCATCTTGTGCGACATGAACACCGGCTCGACCTGCTTCCATAGATCCGGATCACCCATCGCCATCATCTCGGAGAACTCCTGGTGCACCGCGATGTGGGACTCATCGTCCTGCGTTGTTTGTACCTGCACCGGCAAGCCGGTGGCCATCATCTGATTCTCGCTGACCGGATCCAGGTTCTTCGGCGTCGTGTCCTCCGGCAGCAGCTTGTCAACCTCTGGGACCTTGAGCGCTGCCAGCATGCGGCGGTGGGCTTCCTTGCGGCCCTTCTCTCCGTACAGTTCCGGCGCCGACTCGACAAGCTCGAGCACGCCTTGCGACTGGGCGATGCGCTGCACGCTCGAGAAAATGTTCGGGTCCGATACCGGGATGACGTCGACGCGGCCATCGAAGTCCTGCTTCAGTACTACCTTGCTCTCGCCGCCAAGCTCGTACGGGTACTCATCGCGATCCATAAGCTCGAAGTTCAGCTGCGCCATCAGCGTCAACTCTTCGCGCATCGCCTTGTGCAGGCGCTTGTGGATGGCTGACTGTGGCTTGCCGGCCTGCTCGATCAGTGCAAGCGTAGTGCCGACGGGTCCGCGGTTGTCGGCGCCGCCAGTAAGCACTTCTATCGTGCCCATGAATTCCTTGCCGCGCTGGATCAGGTTCTCGTAGGTGGTGGCCAGGGCCGGGCTTGGCTCGTTGACCGGCAGCGGCAGGAAGGCCTGCTGCAGATCCTCAGGCGACATATCGACGTCGCGGAACTCGCCGAGGGTGAAGCGGTGCTCGCCGCTTATCTTGGCTTTCTTGCTCTTGAATCCACCAGGTAGATTGGACAGCGCTGCCGTGTCAAGTATTGCGCGTAGAGATCCAGACGCCGCTTTGGCGAGCGCGCCAATGATGTGCAGATATCCGAAACCATAGAAGCCCAGTCCTGGCAGGAACTTGTAGTGCGAGAACCAGACTCGCTTGCGGTACTTCTCGTCGCCTTTGCGCCAGTTGCGCCGGACAGACAGGACCTCACGGGATTCCTCCTCGATGGTGACGATGTACGGGCATGCGATGTCGGTATCGTTCTCACCGATCTCCGGATCCTTGAACGGCATCTCGTAGTCGATATGGTACTCGTAGAGCTTATAGACCTCGTCGTCCTCGTGCACGATCGGCACGCGATCGTCGGCGACGTCCTCCATATTCTCGTCGCTGAAGCTGACATTCTTGTCCGACATGATCTGCGGACTCGGAATCAGGAATGCATCCTTCAGGAACTGCCCGTCGACCTGGGCACGCTTGATATTGTTGCCCTCCATCGTGTACTCGTGCGCGTACCTGGTCGCTGACTTCAGGTCCTTGCAGTAGTAGGGCACGATGAAATCTTCGGCCGTCACGTAACGGCTGGTGGTCATCTCGGTGACCGGATCGATGTAGATCTTCTTGAAGGCCGAGCCTGACATCGGCAGGTAGAACAGCATCTGATCGACGTCCCAGAAGTAACCCTGGTCCTCGACCGTCAGCTGGTAATTCATGTAGTCCTCGAGGCGCTCGGCTTGCTCTTCCTTCTCCTGGGTGACCTCGCCCAGGATAGCGGCCTTTACCGGGCCGTCCGCTGGGAAAAGCTCCTCGATCGCTCGCGACTGGAACTGCACGACTGCTTCGCCAATAAGCGGGTCCGTGACGCTGGCTGCGCCGTCGAACGGAGTGTCAGATTCCGGAAGGTCTTTGAGACCGAGAAGCTCAAGGCCATCTTTGATGCGGCGGAAATGGTGCTCGCGGACCTGCTTGTCCAGGACGACGTACTCGAGCAGCTGGTCGGCAATGGCGTGGCGATCGGTGGGAGTCAACTGGTCAGCGAGATTCGCGTGCCAGTCCGGATCCATCTCGGGTGCTTGGAATGGTTCGGCGTCGGTTGCAGGGTTGAGGTCGACAATCGTGTCTTCACCCTGCTGAGTGACTAGCGCGCCGTTGCCCGCCCGTTGAACTTTAGGTGATGTTGCTGGTAGCTCTTCGACAAAAGAGCCAACGTCTTCACGCGCCATCGCGGTCGCCCTCCGCACCGGTTTCGCGAAGTGTACACGCACGCAATGCGCTGCAGCAAATCTATCGTCTGCGGTGGTCCGCTAACGTGACGCCGTCGAGGTGTTCGATCTCGTGTTGCAAGCAGGCTCCCTTCCAGTCGCTGCCTTTCGTTACGGTTGGATTCCAGTCGCGATCGAAGCCTGACACCTGGACTCGCTTGTGCCGGCGCACGCGCACGCGATCGCCCTCGCGCAGTTTGCTCATGTCCTGGGCGTACTTCGGGCAGGTCTCGGGGAATGATAGGCATCCTTCCCACACCCAGCGCATCTGGCTCGACGCCTTGACGATGCGCGGGTTGATGATGACCAGGTCCTCGACGATGATGATCCGCACCATGGCGCCGATCTGCGGTGCTGCGATGCCCAGGCCGAGGTGTTCATCTTTGACCTCGAGCATATCGCCGATGATCTCACGACAGCTATGGCCTTCCGGCACCTCCGCGCAGATATCTTGCAGCCGCGGATCCGGCCACAGAACCAGGTCGCTCAACTGTCTTCGGCCTCAGCCTCCGCTTCCTCTTCGGGTTCCTCTTCAGGCGTGTTGGCTGCGATGATCTCCTCCTGATGCTGCGGGCTGCAGGCATCCATCATCTCAATTCCCTGAACGAAGCTCGACCAGCCGTCTGGCGGTACATGGCCCTTCTCCGTTGCTCGGCCTGCGCTCTTGCTCACGCAGCCCGAGGCGTCACAGTAGTAAATCACGCTCATCGATTTCTCCTTGGTAAGTGGGACCGGCAGCCATCCCAATTGTGTCTCTCGTAATGACGCAAAGCCCGCCGGTCTAATTGCGGTGTTCAGTCAGCCGGTCCCGACTCGAATCTTACACAGTTCATTCACGATGGTGAACCGTAGGCCATGGGACCTTGATCCATACCTGCTGGTGATCGATGTACTCATCGTTGTCGTCGTAGTACTCGACGCTCAGCATCAGTTCCAGGAACTCAGGATAATCCACCGATACCATCGAATCCTCTGGTATCTCGTTCAACCGCTTGGCACTAAACGTCTCGATGCCAAGCTCGACCTTCTCCAACATCTCGACAATAAAGTCGGGGATCTCGTCTGCTTTCATTCGTCATCCTCCTCATCGCGGTGGTAGTCGCCGAAGTACCGCTTGTTGAGCCAGCTGTTAAACCAGCGCTGCAACCACAGCACCTCGTACCGCCGCATCTCCGACCAGGTCGCCCAGATGTCGTGCCCGCCATCGGGCGCGGCATCCTCCATCGCCAGACCGCTGCTGCAGATTAAGATCACTGCCTTGATCTTACCGTCCTCGGCCTGCTGCAGCGCCTCTCGTAGCGTCCTTACAGCGTCGTACTTACCGACCGGAAGCTCAG